CAGCAACTAAAGCGCCCGATAAAAGACGGCAAGATAGCAGAGGGCTTAATGCAATTATGGTCGAGCGAAGTAGCTGTAGATGAAACTAGAATGGCTAGCGATATAAATGAGTGGGCTAGAAAATATCATCCAACTATTATTTGCTATGACAAGTACGCTACACAAACGCTAGCCTCTAAAGTAGAGCAAAGTGGCTGGCGTATGCAAGATGTATCGGGCCAGGCTTTCTACCAGGCGTGCAGTGACCTATCTGATGCTTTAGCGAATCAACGTTTGGTGCATTCTGGCCAGGCAGATCTCGTACAACATCTAAACAACTGCGCAGCTAAAACAAATGACGCTGGCTGGCGCATAATCAGGCGTAAATCCGCTGGCGATGTCACCGCCGCAATTAGTTTGGCCATGGTGGCGTCTGAATTAACTAAACCACAAAGAACCGCCCAAATTATTGTCTAACTTGCACCAATAGTCCGTTTTATGGTATAACATGTACATATGGGTCTATTGTCTGCTTTGGGTATAAATAAAAAAACTGATTCCGTTCAAGCGCAATACGCCCCAGCCATTATGGACACAGCCTATGGCTATGGTTCATTTACTACAGGCGTCGGAAACTTTCCAGGCGGATTAGATCGTAACTACGCCATGCAAGTACCTGCTGTAAACCGTTGCAGAAACTTAATAGCTGGGGTAATCTCCTACCTGCCTTTAGAGTTATATAAAAAATCTACAGGTGAAGAACTAGCATCTCCCGTATGGCTAGAACAGCCAGACTATCGGCAACCAAGATCCGTCACTATCTCATGGACCGTCGATAGTTTGCTGTTCTATGGAATCGCGTATTGGCGTTGCACGGAACTCTATGCCGATGATCTAAGACCTTCAAGATTTGAATGGATTGCCAACAACAGAGTTACATTTACAACTAATAAGTTTGGCACCGAGGTCAGTCAGTATTATGTAGATGGCGTTGAGGCGCCTATGAGCGGTATTGGCTCGCTGATTACATTCCAGGGCCTGACACAAGGCGTATTACAAACCGCTGCTCGCACTATACAAAGCGCACTAGATATTGAAAAAGCTGCGGCCGTATCTGCACAAACTCCAATGCCGTCGGGCTATATCAAGAATACAGGTGCGGACCTTCCAGAACAACAAGTATCTGGATTACTAGCGCAATGGAAGCAAAGCCGACTAAATAGAAGTACCGCTTATCTTACTAGCACATTATCTTATGAAACCACAGGTTTTAGTCCTAAAGATATGATGTACAACGAGGCGCAACAGTACCTTTGCACACAAATAGCCAGGGCCATGAATATTCCAGCCTACATGATCAGCGCCGACATGAATAACAGTATGACATACCAGAACATCATTGATGGCCGTAAAGAATTTGTTGCTTACTCTCTACAACCGTTTATTTGTGCGATTGAGGACAGGCTGAGCATGGATGACATAACACCAAGAGGCCACGTCGTCAAATTCGCAATCGAGGAGTCCTTCTTACGTGCAGACACAATGAAGAGACTAGAAGCAATAGAGAAGATGCTAACCCTGGGACTAATTGACCTAGATACAGCTAAAGAAATGGAAGATATGACCCCAGAAGGAAGTGAGAGCAACGATGAAACTTACATTCGCTAGTCAAATACAAAGCGCAGACGGCGAGCGCAGAATTATAGCGGGCAAAATTGTACCGTACGAAGAAGTGGGAAACACTTCAGTTGGCAAAGTGGTATTCGCTAAAGACTCAATAGAGATAGGCGATCCTGGCAAAGTTAAAATGCTAATGCAGCATATGCCAGAGAGGCCAATAGGTCGTATGCAAAACTTCAACAAAGCCGAAGACGGTATTTACGCTTCCTTTAAAATAAGCGCCAGCATGCAAGGCCAAGACGCACTAATCCTTGCAGGAGAGCAGTTAATTGACGGCCTTTCTGTAGGTGTAGACGTAAACAAGTCCGTGCAGAAAAAAGAGTATTTATACGTAACAAGCGCCACGCTCCGCGAAGTAAGCCTGGTCGAATCACCAGCATTTACGGCTGCGCAAGTAACTAAAGTTGCTGCTAGTGAAAACGAAGCAGAGACAGAAACCAAAACAACAGAAAGCGAGGCTCCTGTGGAAGACAACGCAACACAGCCACAAGAAGCAAAGGCAGAGGCTGCTACTCCTACAGTAGAAGCCGCACGCCCAATTATTACAGCACCACTTATTCAAACAACTATCCGCACGCCTATTACATCAATGGCTGCATACACAGAGCATAAGATTAAAGCCGCTCTAGGTAATGAAGACTCAAAGCTATACGTAACAGCTGCCGATGACTCATTTGCTACTAACCCAGCATTTAACCCAACTCAATATCTAAGCGAGTTCGTAACTAATACTCGATTTGGAACTCCAGCAATTGATGCATGTTCACAAGGAACACTTCCAACGACAGGCATGACAATCAATGTGCCTTCACTTGTTACTAGCGTTGGTGGCGGTTCAGGTGTAGCACCAGAAGTTACTGTAGAAGCCGAGGCTGGCGCAGTAGCAAATACAGGCATGGAAACTCAATATTTGTCAGCAACTGTATCTAAATATGCTGGAATGAATACACTGAGTGTGGAACTGCTCGAGAGATCGGATCCTAACTTTTATGCCGAACTTACAAAGCAACTTGAATATGCATATTTGAAGCGTTTAGATCAGACAGTATTAACTGCTTTGATCCAAGCATCTGCTAACGGAACAAACACAACCGCCGACCTTGATGGAATTGTTGCATTCGCCGCAGAAGGCGCACGTACAATTTACACAAACACAGGTTATTTTGCACAGAACTACATTGCTAACCCAGCACAATGGGGCGCATTAATTTCTGCCCAAGACACCACAAAGCGACCAGTATTCACGGCCTTACAGCCTATGAATGCGGCTGGCCAGGTATCAACAGGATCTATTCGCGGTAATGTGCTTGGACTTGATCTATACGTAGACAAGAACTTCACAGCTACTACATTCGATGATGATTCAGCAATTATCCTAGCGCCAGAAGCCTTTACAGTTTATCGCTCAGCACAGAATTTCATGAGCGTAAATGTAGTGTCTAACCTACAAGTACAGGTTGCGATCTACGGATACATGGCAACACTTGCCAAGATGCCTAACGGAATCTTGAAGTTCAAGAAGACCTGATAAAACCGATTAAATAAATAATCTCTGGGGTTTAGTAGCCCTATCCCCAGAGAGCTATTAGCAGAGGAGTAGAGATGCCAGCCGCGTATGTGACTATGGCCGAGTTGAGGGCGAACCTTGGAATTGGCTCCCTCTACTCCGATGCAACTGTCGAGGAAGTATGCCAAACCTCAGAAGACCTGATCAATCAGTATCTTTGGTTTAATACTGCTCCAGTAGTAGGCACAGCACTACAAGATAACGTGGCAACTATTATGCTTGCCAACCCTAATGCCTTTGCAGCGAGCCAATCAATAGTGGTTAGCGGTTGCGGTGCTACATTTAATGGCACCCACACAATTACAGGCACAATACCGCCAACTAGCGGCACTACTAGCCTTATCCCAGTATTTATGTACAACTACGGACAAGTTAATTATCCTAACGGATACTCATTTGTGCAATACAACAAAACAGCAGCTAATCAAGTATTCCATAAAGTATTACCTTACGGACTAGCCACAGGTCCAGACCATAAGACCCAATCTTACGCGACAACCCCAGCCATAAGAGAAGCCGCAATGATAGTGGCAGTTGACGTCTGGCAATCCAGACAGGTCAGCCAAACAGGTGGGGTCGGTATGGATGGGGTATCTGCAAGTCCTTATCGTATGGGATACCAGCTCATTAACAGGGTCAGAGGCCTCATCCAGCCGTATTCAAGTCCAGCGTCTCTGGTGGGCTAATGCCAGCAGCAATAACAACCCTTAGATCAACCTTAGCCACTACTTTAACAAATGCTGGCGTATGGTCAGTGTTTAGTTTTCCACCACCAACATTGCTGGCCAACAGCGTCGTTATTACACCTGGCGATCCGTATATCGTGCCGTCTAACAACGATGAAATAAGCGTAAACCCATTAGCAAACTTTAAAGTTCTTATAACAAAGCCAGCGCTAGATAACCAAGGCAACTTGGCTGGCATGGAAGATTATATTTTAGCAGTAGTTACAAAACTGGCCGCTGCTACTTACCAAATGAACATCTCTCGTATTTCAGCGCCAGCAATGATAGCCGCAGCAAGTGGCGATCTTCTGGTTTCTGAGATCACTGTATCAATCCTCACGAGTTGGAGTTAACATGAGTTACAAAGGATTTACTCAAGAAGACCTTAGA